CCTGGGGCTTTCGGGAGGAATACCAGAACGGCGAGGTTCCTTTGCTTATCTGGATGGGTGAAAGCCCTGACGCTGAGCGGCAAGATCGGCCGCGACACGCCGGTGGCAGCCGATCTGCGCGGCGGCCGCACGGATCGCCGCGTATCCCGATGCGTATGTGGCGCTCAGCCCGGGCAGCGCCTCACCCGCATGGCTGTGCGATAAAAACGAATGCACGGTCGAAATAGCCCCGCCGCCGACCGCACCCATAACTCCGCCGAAAGCTGTATCAGTCAGAGACTCCCTGGTAAGAGGATTTTCAAACGAAGCAAGTTGTTCGACCGGACTCTGGACAAGTTCTTCGCCACCTTCAACAGCACCACCTATCCCGATGCCTTTTGCAACCGATCCGCCCAGCGTCTTTGTGGCAAGCATCTTAGCAACGGAATCGCGCCCGGCTTTGGTGGACAATCTCATCGCCCAATCTTGCGGGCCGAATTTCTGCTCGATAAAGCCAACCGTCGCTGCTCCAAGCGCGGCAACAGCCTTATTTTTGAAAGAGTCAGGCTCAACGGTATCGCTTTCCACTTGTTTGTCGCGGATACCACCATAAGATGGTAAAGCCGCAACGGCCGTTGGCCCAAGCCAGGAAACGGCCTGCCCTATTCCGGCGACAACCGGCGCGGCTGGCCCGGTGAATGGAGCAGCTGCGGTAATACCGCTTCCCAGCGCTTTGGCTCCCACCATACCAAGGATCGAAGGCGCGGCATTGCCAGTTGCCTCTGTGATGGTTTTAAGTGGATTTTCAGGGATGTCACTGAAAGAGTTAACGGCTGTTGGGTTGGCATCTATCACCTCTTGCCCGTACCGCTTGACCGCATTATCCTGCGACACGCCGGGGATGAAATCGGCTGCAGCCTGACCTATACCCTTAACTGTCTGGCCGATAGTTTTCTTGGCCGACGGCACGAAGCCACCACGAGGCGTATCATCCTGCGTGTCATCAAATAATCCGGTGCTACCTTGCGAGCCCTGTGTATCATCGAACAATCCGGCCATATTTTTAAACCCTCAGTGTTGATTTTTTATCAACAAACAATACTTAATTATCGCGTTTTGAGCAATGATGTTTGCCTGAACAGATAATTAATAAGGCAGTGGGCCGAACAGCTTTTTGTACTCTGCTTCATATGCAGGGTTTCCCTTGTTCTTCTTCATTCTCGCTATGGTCGCTGCTGTGGGCGTGGCGAGTTGTCGACCGCCTCCGGGTCCATCAAGTCCGGTTTTTTTACTATACAGGCGCTCACCGGTCTGAGCCCCTAGCTCGTTAAATTCTTTGATGGTATCGTATTCATCTTCTCGTTTCATACCAAGCCTCTGCATTATGCGGGTACGGTCAGCATCCGGCAGGTCGGGATTATCCAATTGATCAAGCAGCGCCTGGTTCTTCTTCGCCTGTGCCAACTCCACCCCTTTCACTTCCGCATCGATCCCCGCCGTTCTCCCCAACCTCTGCTCGGCAACCGGGATATTTGTCGCCTGGGCGTTGGCGTGGTTTGCCTGGGCCTGATCAAGGGGGGTTAATCCGTTCAGCACTCGCCATGCATTAACTTTCGCGGTAAACGCATCAATACTCACCTTGTCTTTTACCGGATCTCCCGAAAGATTCGGAGAGCCGAAATCAACCATTTGCCGCCCGCCCTGGCCTCCCAGGTTTATCCTGCTTACTTGATTGCCGTTAATCACTTCGCGGGTGAATCCCTTTGGCCTGTCTTCCATTGTTTCTGGGAGTGGTTGAGGCTCAACAACATCACCTTCCTTGCCGGGGAACGCAAGGGTTCTATTGAACTCGCTTGAAGTCATTCCGCCCTGTGACTTCCGCCATTCATTATCAGCGGCGAGGAAAGCCCTTGTCTCTGCGATGTCGGTTGCGGCATCGCCGGTAAGTGGTCCTCTCGTCGGTTTACCCACAAGGTTGTATTGCGTAGGGGGAGAAGTGGACGGAGGCTGGCTGATGGTATTGGCTGACGTGGTGCCGGCCAGAGTGTTGTCGACCGTGGCGGCTAGAGCGCTCCCCGGCTGACTGACTGCCGGTTGTCCGAGCCGTCTTGCAATGTTTCCAGATGCAACAGCTTCGCCGGCAGGGAAGGCAACGAACCTTTCGGTGTTCGGTGGAGCGCCGCTGAAACCTCTTGAAATATCATCGCCCACTCGTTGAAAAGCCCTTTTCGGGAGCCCGATAAGATCGTCCACCGCCGCCCCTGTGGCGACTACAGCCGGCAGCATCGCTTTCCCGGCCCGGCCAAGGGTATGAGAGAGGCTTGCACTGGGGGCCCGGTCTATCCCCGTCTGCTGGTTGATAGCGCCCGCCAGCGTGTCCCCTGTGACATCAGCCCCTACCGGGTTATCTCTCCCGGCAAGACGCCTACCCTCCTGGTAGTCCCTGCTTCCCTGCGAGTTGCGCCTTCTGTCTGTTGCCGGGCTCGAAATTGCTGGAATGTTCAGGTTCAGCGGAAACTTTACGCCAAGCGGTGGCTCGGCTGGTGATTGGTTGGATGCTGTGCCCTTCGCGGCAAGAGAGTTCATGGCACCGGTTGTCGCCCGGTCAATCCCGCCGACCATATCGCTGGCGCTATTCGCGACAGACGACAGGGCATTTCCGGCACGATTCAGAACACCACCACCAATGCCCTTGTTGCCGGCTTCGAAACCATTGGTGTTGATCTCCGGTCCCAGCCGTCTGGGTGTGGTTTCCATGTGGCTCTGAGGGGAGGCAAGAGCATTCATTTTGTCGGCAACGAATGAATCTATCCCGCGAACCGCATTATTTGCAGTGTCGGCAACCACTCCAGCAGCACTAGGAATCCCGAGTTTACCAGCCTCATCTTTTTTTTTCTTCTCTTCGTCGGTCAGTTTCACCATATTATTCACCATTGCAACAGTTGCGGGTTGTAGTGCTTGTTGTCGTACTTCTTGAATCGCTTACCTGTGTACTGTAATTATCACTTGCACTGTTAGATTCCCCGGAACTCCCAGAGAACCCGACATTTGCGCCAGCAGAAACACTTCCAAGAGCAGCGGAAGCAAGTTGTGCCGCAACAAGGCTTCTTGCCTTGATCAGTTCCCCGTTGATTTCTGCCTGTGCAGTGGCGATTCTTGCAAGCATGTCGCCGTGCCGCAAACTGATTTCCGAGTTGGCTACGTCGCGGGATACATCGGACTTGTATGCTTCGGCTATGGCATCGACGATAGCGGTGAATTTCTTCACATTTCCGTCAAAGATTGCTAATTTCAGCCCTTCGATCTTGGCTTGCACCTCTGCGTCGGTTTCGTTCGCCTGCAACTGAGCCTTGAACAGTTCGATTCGCTCATGGAAAACCGACATCAACTGTTTATTCCACTCAGTGTCAGCGTTCAGCCTTGCCGTTCCACCTTCAACACGAATCCTGAACTCTTCGATCAAGTTGGAGACTGTGAATTTTGAAGCGTCCAGCCTTCGCCCTTCGATTCCGCCAAAGAGGTTAATCAACTCATTTTCAAGGGCAATGCCTTTCTCGATGATAAAACGACCATAAGAATCAGCCAGGTTGGTTGACTGAATCATTACATCCCGACTTGCATCATCGCGCCTCATGCCGTTTTTCAGTCTCGCTGCGTCCACCCTGGCAATGAGTGCGCCTTGTGGGATTCTCGCCCCACGGCTCGACATGTCGCTCAAGGCAAGCAATTCTTCATTCTGTGCGTCCAGGTTCACCCGGAGAACATCGCGGTCATAGATGGCCTGTTCAACTTCTGGCAAGATGCCAGTGCCACCGTTCAGGATTCCGTCAATGATCTTGGCCTTTAAAGGGCGTTGCAGATCTTCGTTGTGCGTCCCTGGTTGCCAGTTGAAATTGAGTGGCGGCGGAGTGAGATCGGTATAGGTCAGTTCCTTCATGGTTGGAACATCTTCCGTGAAGGTTGCCACATCGACAGAAACTTGATTTATGGTCGGCTCAGTCGGCACAACTGGATTCAACCCAGACAATCCAAAGTTTCCAGACGGTATTGGGTCCGGTGCATCCCAGTCGAAGTCGATACCGTAATTGCCAACTTGATCGAGATTGTTGAGAGCTACATTAAAAGCAGTATCGGCATATCCTTGCGACTGCTCGAATTTATCGTTGACAAGTTCGCTTGCCTTGTCAATCGCCCCGCCTACCCCACCACCTGAAAATATTGGTGTTGTCATTTATCTATCCTCAATTACTGTTTCAACTTCATATTTCATCAACCCAAGGAATACTTCTCCACGAAACTCTATTAAATCACCCTGTGAATCTCTTATGCCAGGTATAGTATGCTTAAACTCTGTTGCGCTATTCGGAGTGAATGTAGTCGTTGTTATACCAATTTTATTTGGGCCAACATAATGATAGTCGAACCTGACGCACTCAACCTTCGTGTTTTCACCAGAATAATACCCGTCAACAAACACTGGCTCTGACGTATCTACTCGTCCACAAAACAAACATGTTGATGGCGCGATGCTGTTCGGCCCGTAATATTTCATCTGGCTTCCGTCAGGCGCACCATAATTCTGCAACATACCCTCAGATGAGATAGATTCTTTTGGTCCTTCGTCAACCCACCATGTGTCATAACTGCCAACAGGTCTACGGTCATATTGCCAGCCTTCAACTGCCAGGAGATCAAAAACCAAATTGTTAACTTGGAGTTTATATGTCCTCGTATATGTCACTTCCTCTGGAGTCGTCACTGGTGGAGGATTAGTATAATATTCTGTTTCACTCAATCGCCATTCAAGGTAACAACATGAAAAATTATTGATACTTTCGGTCTCACAACGGAGTGTCTGGACCGTTGTTATCGTGTAATCATAGATGGTTGTTGTTGCATATGTTTCTTCATTTACATTTCCATATAAATCAAGCGCTCTCCAAGATTCAGTATCAGTTGTATATAAACTTATTTCCCTTGGCTGAATACCTAGTTTTTTGCCCCATACATAATGATCGAGAGATGCACTTGAGCTTGTCACAGTTGTAAATATTTTCCATATCATGCCTGTTTTTATCAGTGTACTGTCGTCTGTAAAAACATCTTCGGTTCTCGTTATGTCTAAATATATCCATGGATGATCTGTTGGGGGGGCGGCAGGCGCAACTACTGTCCTGGTGAAGTCGTAATCAAGATATCCTTCGCCATTGAATCCGTCGTATGTATAAGAGTCATAGAAATTATATATTGGTGCATACCATCCGAGCCTTGGGCGGACACCTGTTTGTGCAATGAAATACAACTCTGGTAAATACTCTCCTTCTATAGGGTCTTCACCAATAGAGATAAGTTGCTTATCAATATCAGTTTCTATATTGTCATCAAAAGCTGTTGTAGGTATGTCATAAATATTGTTAAATAAATAATATTCAGGCTCGAAAGTCCCGGAGAGGCAAGCAACCCAGTAATTATTATCAGTACTTCTGAAAACAGGGACAATCTGCTCAATCTCTTCAATAATCGTACGAGCTACATTTTCTTCTACGATCATTACAGGAATTATCGGCGCAACCACATTCACAATTTCCCGGCCATGAATAAGCTGATACTGCGCAACAGTTCCATCATCAAATCGTTTCGTACCATAAACAATCGGCAGGTTATTGACGTTCGTTCGCTTTATCCCTAGCAAATGGTTGCGGACTTCGTGAAAATGAGAGTGAGCCAATCCTTCATTGCCAGAGTATTTATACTGCGTACCCTGATGCACGAAGAATTTATTACTCATAAGCCTAACCGCCTCGCACAGTTGATAAATATTCCGTCAATGAAATCGAGGGAGAAATCAGAACCGGCAACGTTCGCAACCGTGAATCCCCAATATTCTCCTTTCTGTGTATGATCCATCGGCACCTGAATCGTATGTTGGACGTAATTCGTATTTCGCGGAGTTATATTGTAAATATTTTCAACCGCAGTCTCCCCGGACGTGGTCGCCTTGACCGTCATCGAGCCATTGAATTCTCCTCCTACGTAGAGCCTTCGGCCCTGCTTAACTTTATCGCTGCCCATCTGAGTATTTGGTAATTCGAACCACGCGGAAATGTTTCGTTCGTCGCTGGTCGTGGTGTAAATATCCTTCTGGCCGTAATTGAGAACAAACACGCCGTCAGGACCTGCTCCAATTTGCAGGCCGTTCCAGGCGGCGTATGATGTGAAACCGTTGCTGTGCTGGGTGATGGCCGCGTTTCTGAGGTTGATCTTGATTGTCGTCATCGTCTATGCCTTATCACTTCATCGCTGGTTGCCGTGAAGTCGGTCGATGCTGTCGGAGAGATAAAACACTCTCCAGAGATGGCCGGGGAATATCCCCACACATCAACCTCGTTGCCGCCATCAATAAACGCCTCACCGGTCATCGCCGGGGAAAATCCAGAGACAACAATATTGTCGAAATTCTCAAGAACGATATCGCCGGTCATCGCCGGGGCAATTCCTGAAATGTCAAACGCAAGGTCGACAACTCCGGTTATTGCCGGGGCGGTCCCTTCGACATCTACATAGATGATCTGCTCAACATAGCACTCCCCGATCATCGCCGGAGACTTCCCGGTAATCTCAAACGCAAGGTCGACCGACCCGGTAATGACCGGGGAAAATCCTTCAACCGATACCTCGACCCCGAGTTCAGCGTCTCCTTGTGGTTCCGGAGACAGCCCGGCTATGTCTATCGTGATGTAATGGACCGCATCGCCGGTCATGGCTGGGGCTATTCCATCAACATTGACCGATTCGTATGTTTCTTCCGTGGCCCCTGTATTCGAGAACGTCACAACCCCGCACTCCGAAACAAGCGGCCCTGTGACGGTGTAGGTTGCCGACTTGATGAAACTTACATCAGTATCGACAAAAGATACGTCGCTATCCAGGAAGAGAACGTCGATCGACATTACCAGACCTCAATTGTACTGCCAGCCTTGATAGTGATTGCAACGTTCGCTGTCTCGCTGGCAAACTGCAACTGAATTGTGCCATCGACACTTGGCACTATAAAGCCGTCAATCAAGACGATATTGGTTAATAGAGATGACGTTGCCGCAGATGCTGGAGTGGTGTAGTCAACAGAGTTTGCCATCGTCGCAGTGGTGGCCGCCGTCGGATGGCTGTACGATACTGCAAAAGCAGTTGGCGCCGCTGGACCACTCAGAACATACCTTGCACCGGTTGAGGTCGAAGCCGATGTCACACAGAGATGAAAGTGAAACCGATACGCAACCCCGGCCTTAATGGGGAAGCTCAGCCCGGTTGCGTCTTGCAGGGTGTTCGCAACTGCATTGTTGTTGACCGCATCCGAGCCGAGAACGATCAGGGACCGGTGTGCGCCGTTGAACCTGACCTCCTCCCATACCTTTGTTCCTGGATTGGTATCGGGTGCAATTTTCTCAGGAGATGATTCCGATTCTCCAGAGGTAGCGTTAAGCACATGGCAAAAAGCCTTGTTACCTTTGACGGCGGTTATGATAAAGTCTTTGTCTGCAAGGCCAACGCCATCGAGCTTATCTATAGCACCATCGGTGCCGCCAATAAGATCGATGGCCGCATATTCTATGTTTGCCATTACCAGCCTCCAGTGACAAAAATTCCATTGGGATTCTGAATATCAAGCGGTGTGCCGTCCGGGATAACCACATTCACGGCGTCATTCAAATACCGCATGGCGACGAGTTGTTTCCCAGCATCCGTATCGTTATAGACAACCAGGCTCCGACAGGTGAGATCCGCACCTGAAGCGGTTACGGCCGTGAAATTGGTGCATGCAAGTTTCCACACTCCTGCCGTCTCGGTGAAGGTCACCCCGGCGAGAGTAACGCCGCCTGTCGCATAGCCGTTGCCGTTCGCCAGTTCGCCGGAAAGCGCCGTGTAACTGTCGTCAGTGATAGCCGGAACGTAGGCATCCGTGAAAATAGCACACTTGAGCGAGTCTGTTATCAGGTCGCTAAGTTTCGGGATGGCCGAAGCGTAAACCTTCCAGGATCCCATTTAGACACCATACTGATACGAGAATGTGATCCGCAGATTGTTCATGAAATAGACATCACCTAACACGACCTCAGTTGTTCCCATTTTCGCGTCGGCGCTGCTGGAAGAATTTCCACACGACATGTCGATCCGCGGGAGAGTCGTTGATAGGAGTCCATCGTCGGCTGCGTTTCCACAATATCGCATCCATCCCGATGTTCCGTTGGCGAGCCCGGTGGCCATCCATATCTCCGAAGTGTCTTTTGCGAGAATGCCGCCGGAAGATATACCAAGGTTGATGCCGTTCGCCGCGGCGCCAGGAACAAACTCCAATCCGCCCTTGGTCCATTTGCGAAGAAGCGTTACAGAGCCGACCGCATTATCGGCCAATGTCGGCTGCTGCCCGGTGTATTCATAAAGCACACCGTTCCGCATGATATCGCGGCGGCTCCCACCTGTTGCCGCTGCCAAGCCGAAAATAGTTCCAGCTGCTTCGGTCGTCGGCGCAGGAGTGACGGTCAGCACGCCAGCGGTCGCATCGGTGATAGTGAATGTCGTGTTGTTGTTCGCCGTCCCTGAACCATAGACCTTATCCCCAATCAGGGCGCCCTTCGCCAAAAACTGACTTGCTGAATCGCGAATCTGTGATGTGGCGTTATCGAAACTGATTGTGTTCGCGACATAGAGGAAATGGACAGTGGCCCTTGCAAGGCCATTCTCGAGATCCCGTAATCCGGTGCTGAATCTAAACATGGTTGCGCCTCTTATTTGATGAAATTTGCTATGAGTGTTGAGCCATCAACAAGGATCGCCCCTTCCGAATATGGCCCGAGTAAATCGATTCTTTCTTCCGTGATATTCAAGACATTGCCGGTGGCATCGCCGTACATCACGCCTTCATTCGTCAACCAGAACGCGACCTGTGTTTTCCCGCCTGACGTAAATTTTCCTTCGATCATGGTGCCTACAGCTTCGGTGCTGGCGTATGCGAGGGCCGGATGGTCATCAACCGGTTTCCAGTCGTCGCCACTGACAAAAAACGTCCGATCCGAATCGGCGATGTAGATTCCGCCACCCACTGGACGAACCATTGAAACGTCACTTTCAAGGGAATAGTAGTCGTCAAGCGCAAAGACATCCGGGCCGTACGGCCAGGATTTCCAGATTGTTTTTCCGGCTCCTATGAGGATTTGCGCGTTGTGGTATGCCAAATATTTGCCAACCGGCGGATCATAAAAGATCCGCGTGAGATTATCGGAGATGACATTGCCCTTTACCCATGGGTAATTTACGCCATCGACGATCTTGCCTCTCTGCACGCCATTGGTCCAGCGAGTAACCCCATCGACCGTGACAGCAGAAACCCGACCAGGGGTGACATTTGCTATCAAAGAATAGCCGGTGAAACCAGCCAGAAGCAGGAAAAGCCCATCGTCCGCACCGAACAGCAGGTGTTGAGTATCGATCACATGGAGAGAATGAGCGTTTTCCGGCACCCGCTTAATCATCCCTTTGCGCCGTGAAACCCTCATCTTGTCGTCGATATCGATATTCATGCAGGCGGAAAAGAACGACAGCCCGAGATTGCCGGTATACGGCGATGGATTCTTGTCGTAATACGTCCGTGCCTGGTCGGATTCGGTGTTTAAGCCTGCTGATCCTTTGATGATGGCGGTCGTTACCATGAGCAACTCACGATAGGAGGACTCGGCCGCGAAACACCCTCTTTGGTAATCAGCCTGATTTGCTCTATCATGGCCTCGCGCTGCTTTTCATGGTGGAGTGTGTTGACTTTATCGCCATCTTCGCCAACCTCAACATCGTCCCATACCCTTGCAGCGGCATGATGCATCATTGCCAACTCTCCATAATAAACAGTCTGCGGAGAAAACCCTTCCGGTGAAGCCAGGGCCACCAGCACAGCGGGGAGACGATAATAATGGATAGTCAGAGCTGTTACCGCCGCAGGAATTGGCAGGTACATGAGCTTTGACTCGGCGACTGCAACGGCGGAAACATCCCCGGTCTGCGTAAGATCGCCAAAAGCATCGATCATCTGCGCCTTGGAGTTCTTGACACTCAGTTTTCTCGTCCCGTCCTGAGCAGCAAACAACCCATGCTGATAATTACCAGGAAGCGCCGACATGTTGGCGGATAGCGTCGTGTTGACGGCCGCGCTCGCCTCCAGGGCCGGCAACAGCAGCCTGCCTGTAATCATCCTCAACCCCTCATTCAGTAGAGGGAGAACGACAGTCGATGTTGTGTTCGGGTTGTTGCCAACCATCCCGATAACGCCTGATATGAGAGCCTCGGCCGTCGCCATTATTCTTTCGTCTCAGCCTCAATAATATTCCATGCCTCGGCGACCTCGATTTTCGTCACATGAAAACCAGTGGCCGCGCTCACTTCCTTCAGATTCGGGAGACCGGTTCCGGACAGTTTGCAACCATCGTTCAGCATCTTTTTGATGGTCTCAACGATCACGGAAATCTTGCGGGCTCCGGTCAGTGCGCCGTCGTCCTTGACTTCCTCGATATCGACCTCAATCGGGACGCATCCCATTTTAAAGGCTTCCTGCAGGAACATTTTCGGCACTTCGCAGCCTTCCGGTGGCACTACGATTGTGTGGCTGGAAAGCAAGGCAACTTGCACAGGCTTCCCGGTGGATGATTTCAATTGCATGTTGAGAATCCTCATTTTTTGGTTTCAAAAATTCCCCTCCGACAAACAGGGAGGGGAATTTCGCGTTATCCTTCGTTACCTTGGCCGATTATCCGAGAGTAGAGTCAGCCCTTCCTTGAATGTAATAGGCAACTTCCAGGCGGACCTTACCGGTCGTCGGAGTGCCGCCGCCGCTGGTCCACAACACTTTAAGCCCCTCGCCGGTCGAGAGAAACCCGGTCGGAACAAGCGGGACCCTGGCGGCCAGTGCGCGGATATCGCCATCCGTCAAATACCGGGTGGCGCTGGTCGCGTCTCCTACGTCAAGAACATCGGAGGTGGTAGAGTTCCACGCCTCGGTGGTGATGAGTTGACCGCCCCAGATAACGGCATTGGGCGGGATGTCCATAACAACAGCAGATGCCGTTCCGCTGACCAGGTCGGACATATTGATATCGACCCAGGCAATTTTCAGGTCTTGCCGGTTGCAATCTTTGGTGATAGTCATTGTGATACTCCTTGAAATTGACCCTTACCGGGTGTTGGTCGAAATATTGCCCCCGAAGGGGCGTGATTATTACAGGGCCAGATTGATTGCCATAATACCGAAATCCTGCTCGGTATCGCTGTCACGACGGGAAATGAACTTCGGTTTCAGCATGCCGATATACATGGCGATACTGATAACATTCTTCGCGTCGTCGTCTTCTTTGCCCTCGTACCAGTCGGCGCTTCCCCACAGGTCGGCATGGGCAAGAGCCTGGCAGCCCATCAACAGAGAGCGGGTGCCGTGGATTGTGCCATCCGATCCCCAGCGGCTGCCGGAAGCAAGACCGAGAGTATTGAAACAGTTGGTGTTGGTGTGGATGATCAGGCCGTCCATGGTCACCGTGGAGCCGTCGAAAATCGGATGGTTCTTGGCTTCCCGCGGCATGGCGTTGATGATGGCGTTACGGAAGTCGTCATCCTTTTTGAGCCGCGCATAAGTCTTCGGGTGGCACAGATACTCGTAGTAATCTTTGCCGCCGATCTTCAGGGGTTTGATGCCCTTGGTCTTCGCCTCGGCCATCAGATCAACGATCATACCGTAAACCGGCACAGAGGTTGAGGCGATGGTTGCAGTATTGCCGGCCGCGATTGCGCCGGAATCAAAGTTGAAGTGCCGTCCGCTGGAAGGTGCGGAGACATCGGCGGCAAACTCAAGGTCAGTGAGCGGGTCCTGGGCGCCGACAGTCCGAGCGGACCCGTCGCAGTTGTAAGCGTAAGAGATGCCCGAAGCGGTGAGGATCAACAACTCCTCCTGGCGCTGGGCTCTCCATCTGGCCAGTTTGTCGCGGGCCTCGGTGCGGAAGTCAAAAACAGACTGCTGATCATCGACCCGGCCTTTCGAGGTGGTGCCGTTCCGCAGCTGGTCGGTGTGGATCTCCACCCAATCAGACTCCAGGCTTTCCCGACGACCATCGATATCATTGTCGCCGACGATACCGGTACCGCGCATATCCTGAACCAGACCGATACCGGCACGGTCGCCTTTTTCGGTGCGCTTCAACTCTTTCACGGACTGAATGATAGAGTTGTCGCCCTTGCCCATCATTTTTTCAAAGAAGAAATTCTCCCTGAAAACTCGAATACTTTCCTTAACCCATGCTTTTTTTTGCTCGGGCTGCATGGCTCCGAGAGCAGTGTATCCCATGATATTACTCCTTAAAGGTTGCAAAAATAGAACTTCGTTTTTGGCTTCTTCGGGAGCCAACCGGGATAAAGATTGCCGCCTCTTTACCAGGCTGAATCATGGAATACGGTTCCAAGGGTCCGGGAAGGTTTACCGCCTCTTCCATTGGCGAGGTGCTGCTTGCTTTTTGGGTCTTGACCTACTTCAACAGTTTTTCCCGCTCTTTTTCGGGAAGTTTTTCATACTCGTCTTGAGCGTCCGGCACCCTCGGCTTGACATCCATCGACCGGTTGCCGGTGCCGGAAAG